CAGATCAGAGCTTCAACTGCGTCATTCTCGCTGCCGTCGCCGCGCACCGGAACGCTGGAAATCATCGGCGGCGTCTGCTGCATCATCTGCTGGCCCTGCTGCAGCGCCTGGGCCTTCTGCGGGTCAACTTGCGCACCCATAGTCTGCGCCTGCTGCAGTTCCGCGCCGCCCTGCTGCACGAGTTGCTGAATTTTAATGAACTGCGGATTGTCCATCGGCGCCGTCTTGAGCAGAATATCGAACTCGGCCTGCTGCTTCTCGACCGCATCGACGCCGGGGAGAACCATACCGGGCGGCATGAAGCGCTTGGCGGCCGCCATGTTCTGCGGGTCGCTCTTGATCGACGCCATAGCCGGGTCAGGATCGCTCATGGCCTTTTCCCACGCCGCTTGACGGTCTGCCCATGATTCAGGGGAATCGGACATTCCATCGGCGCGCGCCACGCCGGCGCCGGACTTCATCTTGCCGATTTCGGCCGTAACGCGCCCGAGTCCGGGGAAGTTGGAATCGAACTTGGCACTTTCCGGCTGCACGCGCGCATTCCATGCGGCAGATTGCGTGTTGATGTTGGCGAATCCGCGCAGGATGTTGCGCCAGCACTCGCCGAAGCTGGCCTTCGCGTTCTTGTCCTTGCGGTTGTACTCGGTCGCGGTCTGCTGCGGGTCGTTCGGGTCGCCGCTGCCACTCATGGACTGTTGCGCATGGGTAAGCTGCTCGGCAAGAGGGCCGCTGAGCCAGTCGATGTAGGCGGTCAGGTCGGGTGTGCCGCTTGTGCCTGGAATCTGTACGACGGTATCGGTGGCGGGTCGCTGGCCGGCCGGCATAAGAAACGGCTCGTAGACGCCAGCGCGAACACTGGACGAGCGCATCTTGTCCACATTCCAAACAGCCGAGTCTAACCCGACGCGCGTGATGGACTTGCGGCAGAACTCATCGCGCAGGTCTACTGCGCAATTCAGGCGCATCTGGGGCCCGGCGTAGCTCTCGGTCAGCGCACGTCGGTTCTGGCCGTTTCCGCTACGGGCGTGGAACTCGGTCAGAACCTCGTCCATCGATTCATTGCGCGCCCAGGCCAATACGCCGGACTCGTAGGCGGCCAGCATCCCCTTGGGGAAGCTCGTCCAGAACCATGAGCGCTGATCCTTCGGGCAGGAATCGTCCATATAGAATGCGGGGCGAAACCAGACATATGTCTCGGTCACGTCACGCATGAGGCTATCGCCGGTCGCGTATTGGCTTTGCATGGCCATCTGCACGGACTGACGCGCCAGGCGGTCGAGCTTCAGTTCCGCAATGCCTAAGTCGCCCGCCGTGATCTGCTTCGCCACCCACGGGCATTTCGCCTTGGAGAGAGAAATATCGATCTCATGCGCCAGCATGGCGTAGGCCCAATCCGCTTTCGACTTGGACAGTAGCGGGACTTTGCGCGAGAGCTTGCCGTAAATCGATGTGAGCGTGCGAATCTTGGGTCGCTTGGACTGCGCTGCGTTCTTCGCATCGGGGTCTTCACCGTCTTCTGTTTCTGGAACCACGTCGGGCGCTTCGTCTTCATATCCCCAGCGCTGCGCATCGGCAACGGGCCGCGTGTAGCCAATTGAGGCCTCGTCCGTGCAAGCGTAGCGCGCCACTTCGGCTTGGAGCTCGCCGTAGTTGTTTTCCTCTGCCATGAAGTGCTTCAGGCAGTTGGCTTGCTGCGCATACACCTCATCGTCAGGGTCGCCCGGCTTCTCCGGGTAGAATGTCGAACTGGCAATCTCGCAGGAGAGGAGCGATGTGATCGTGTCGTTTTTCTCGCCGATGACGTTGGTATCGTAGTAGCCGCCGGACTGTTGCGCGCCGTACATCCCCATCGACGCCGTGCGGCTCCCATAGAAGGCCTCCCACCCGCCGCCAGTGGTCGTGCGCATCCGCTGTAGGCCTCGGTCGAGCAGTTCGAGCATCCATGCGCCCTGAATCTCGATGCGATGCGGAACGGAGTCGGCCTGGGCAGCAGCCTGTACCATCGCTTTGATGGCGTTCTTCTGGTCCTGGTTGAGCTGATGCTCGCCATCCTGGTCAGTCCAGAGCGGTTCGTCGCTGACATCGAACGCCGCGAATGTGCCGAGCGGGAGACTGGCCGGGTCGAACTCTCCGTACAAATCCTCATTTGTCAAATCAGATTCATCATTGTTTGACATCGGCGCATCGGTGCGATTGTCGTTCGAGTCAGGCATTTATCTGTCCTTCAGCTGCTGGTCGTCTTCTCTCACGCGTCTCCCACGACCAGCAGGGGGCGATTGCATCGCGCGTTTGTCACTTTTCCGCGCTTCCTGCTGCAAGTAGATGCGCTCCCACCCCCGGCGGTACTCGTCCGTGATCGGCTTCTGCTGCTCGAAATCCATGCTAGTGCTTCCACGACTTCATGGTCAGCGCCAGGCGCGCGCGCTTGCCTGCCTTGCCGGAGTCGCCCTTGTGCTCCTGCTCGTAGGCGCTATTGCTCACGCCTTCGCGCTTGGCCGCAGCAGTCATGGCTCCCTCTTTGATGTTGAAGGAGCCGCCTTTGCCGAGATTGACCTTCTTCGTGCCGTACATTATTCGTACTCCGGCTCGCTGTCGTCGGCGATTTCCTGCTCTTCGTCGGGGAGATGCTTCTTCAGGTGATCCACGAGTTCCTCAGCGGTCGTGGTATGCTTCTCGGCGCCGGACTCGTGCACGGTCGTGTGGCCGCCGTCGGGATGATGCTCGGTGTGGAGCGGCTTATCGTTGGCGTCAATCTCTTCGCCGCCGCCGTCCTGGCCGGGCTGCTGGAGAGGGTCGCTGCGGCCCATCAGGCCACCGCCGCCACCCTTGGCCGCCATGGAGCGCTCATGCTGACGCATCGGCGCTCGGTTCGTGCTCTTGAATCCGTCCTTCGCCATGTATGCCATCTTCCTTCTCCTTCTCGTACATTTTGTTGAGTTCCGCCTGCCAGTCATCCGGGCCGTCGAACGCGGGGACCACGGGCGGTGTCGCAGTGATCTCGAACTTCTGCGCATACGCCGAGCCGGACGGCGATCCGAACGGCATCAGCACTGCACGCATTCTATCGCACTCCAGCTTCGTGCCGGCGAGTTCGACGCGCAACTGCTTGATTTGGGAGTCTTTTTCGGACAGGCGCTCGGTGTAATCCTGGCGCTGCTCCTGGTGCCGCGTCTCCAGCCACTTGACGTAACGAGACGATGTGAGCCAGTCTATGATGAGTTCACGCAGGGTCAATTGGTCGCCACCTTTGCAATAAGCGCGTCCGTCTTGGCTGTGCGCGCCTGAATCTCCTCGATGCACGCCCGGTAGCCAGCCTCGCACAGTCCATGCACAATCTCCTTGATCGCGTCCTCTGGCCAGCCCGCAGCCTTGAGATGCGCCTTCCAGTGGAGCACGATGCGCTGGCTTTCAGTCATTGCCGAGCCTGCCTTACTCTTGCCGCCGCCAAAACAAAAGAGTCGCGTGCTGCGGCCATCAAGGCGATGCGGTCCTCACTGCTCATGGCGTATTTTCCCATGATCGCCTCAATTTTGGCATTCTCGACGTTCACATCTTCGGCTGTAATGCGCTGCGATTCAGTCATTCCCAGTTCTCCGGCGGTCGTTCTTCCGCCCGCGACTCGCGTTGGTTCCGCTCCTGCGTGAGCTTGTACCTCATCAAGAATTTACCACGTTCGTCTTCCTGCGCATCAATTTTCTCGCGGTCTTTCTCTTCCTGAGGCTTCGGACGTGTGCCCAGCTCGCCGAACAGGCCCAGCGCCACCGAGTCATAAACGTCGTCGCCTTTGGTCTCCACCTTGAGCACATCTTCCAGGTTGTCTTCGTCGCGGGTGCATTGCGGAAGCGCCTTGATTGTCTCCGGGCAGCTATCCAGAATCACGAATTCGCGCACCTTGAACAGGTGGTAGAGCAGCGTTGCGCGCCCGACGCGGTCGGTTGTCGCCCTGGTCATGCCGGCCAGCCCGCGATCCATCATGTACTTCGACAGCTTCATGGCCGGCGACTCGGCCTCCATCTGCTTCGCGAACTTCTCGTGCGAGAAATAGGCCGCGTGGTAGTCGCAGCCCTTACGCTGGGCCCGGTCCTCATCCGTGGCCCCAGGCAGTCCCATGCGCGTCATCTTGGCGACGATCTCGGCCATCTCGACGTAATCGCGGCCCCGGTCCACGTACTCGCGGAACTGCACCGTTTTGAGCTTGTACTCGCCGCCGGCGCGCCGCACGAGCGCCTTTGTGAACCATGCGACCGAGTTCCAGTGCGCGCGCCCCCAATCCCACCCCAACCACCGCGGTTGCCAATACTGCCAGATGATTGCGTCGGGATCGGCGCGCAGGTTGATAACGTCGAAATTAGGATCGAAGCAGTCGTAATACTGGCCCACCGTCGTGTCGAGCTTGCCATCAAGGAGCTTCTCGCGCAACTCCTTGGGCATAGCATTGAGACGCGCGACGATGCCGGGATCTTTGGACAGCATGTGCGGATTGTCCATGATCGTGCTGTGGACGTAATCCCACTCGAACGGGTCGTATTCCAGGCGCCAATCGTCGGCTACCAGTGGATTTGACGAGGGTCCGCGCACCGGCGACCAGAAGCGGCCATTGCGGTCGGCCTTCGATCCCTCGGGCAACCCGTCCGGCTTCTTGGCCACGAACCAGTCGTTGTACTCGCCCCAATACGCGCCGATGGGATTGGTCGCGCCCATCATGCAGGGGATAGGCCACGCGCCATTATCGTCAGGCTGACATTCAGGGTTCACGCGGTTGCGGGCTTGGAAGAATTGCCAGACAGAAAGCGGGATGCCGCCGCACTCGTCGAGAAAGATCACCGGGAAGCTGGAAGACTGGTACGCCTCCATTTCCTTCCAGGTGAAATACTGCATGTGCGAGAAGAACAGCTTCGAGCCGTTATAAAATGTCGCAATGTGCTTTGTGTCGTTGTAAGTGTATAAATCAGAAGGTACATACGCTTTGAAGTTGGGGATGTTCGAGCGCTCAAGCTCCGGCATTGTCGTGCGCAGGATCAGCGCAAAGCAGCCAGGGAAGCGCAAGAGGAAATCAGTCACGATCTCCATCATCGCGTCTGAACTTTTGCTTGAACCTGTGCCGCCTACGCGCAGCCGATTGTGCGCTGTCGAGCGGCGAATGATCTTGTTCTTTGCGGTCGGCTCCCAGAGCTTAGCTGCGTCCAGGACGCCGTTATCGACTGCAGGGTGGGCCACGTCACTCCTTGTCGAATGCCGGCTTGGCGGCCGGTCGCGGCGTTTCGTCCTTGGCCGGCTGCGGGACGATCACCGTGCGAATGCCGAGCTCGCCGCTGTGCTCGAGTTTATCGCCGTACTTCTTCGGCACCAACTTGGACGCGTACCATTTGCGAGCATCGATCTGGAGGCGCGAACGGTCAACCGCATCCCCGATGGTGATTTCCTCGCTCCCGTCGGGCTTGATTACGATCTTGCGCGCCTCAACCGGAGTATCCGCTAAAGCTATGATTTCACTAGCGTAATGCTCGGCCTGAATATCTCGCGCGCACGCGTATTTCTGCGCAAAATCATCACGATCTCGCAGCCACTTGTAAATCGTCGTCTCGCACGGGTAATCAGGATCGGACGCAATCTGGATCAGCGAACGCCCGAGAGAGATTTGATCGCATATCGCATCGGCCACGATTGCGGAATAGGTGCCGGGCCTTCCGCGCTGTGCCATCTACGCCACCCTCTTCGCCGGATGAATGTGGACATCGGGCTTTGTATCGCTTCGCATAAAGTCCAGCTTAGCACACGTCCGAACTCTTCGCCTTCTCTTCATTTATTTTTTAGAATCCCTGCATTATTCTCTTGACACGAATACGCTTTGCGCTAAGATTGATTTGTAAGCAAATGAGGCCAGCCCTCAGGAGGAAACAAAATGCCATACACGCTAATCATGATCACGAAGTCAGGAGCGTCCGAAGAAACCAGCAACCATTCGAGCAAGGCCGCTGTCCGGCGCGAGATTCGCACATGGGACGCAAAAGGCATGGTTGCCCGCGTTTACACGTGCGACGGCGAGTGCATCTACAACGGCTCGGCACTCTCTTTTTGATCTCTACCGCTGGCCGGATAGCGTTACCGGCCGCACAGAAACATCGGAGTTATCCATGATCTGCCCCCACTGCCACAAGCCGATCAGCGCCAGCCAAGCAGCATCCGCGCTGGCGCGATCTGGCTCCAAAACCGCCGGACGGCCCAAGACGCTTAAGCCCTGCCCCAGGTGCGGCCAGCGGTTCGGTGCGCGGGAGCTACGGAAGCACATCCCCCACTGCCACCGACAGCCCATGCCCGCATGAGCAGGTGCACCGTTTGGCGTTGCAGTCCTGGTGGTGGCCGGTGCGGCAGTCCTTGCTGACCCAGCCCTCGGGGTGCGCCGGCTCCTGTCCGAAGTGGCGCTGGCCGATCTGCTTGCGCACTTGCCGCTCGATCTCGGATAGCCTCATGCTTTTACCCTTTCCGCGGCCGCCATCAGCCGCTCGACAAACGCCGCGCTCTCAACAGGCCGGCGGAGCTCCTTTTCGCGGTTCCGGCAGACACGCTTCGCCGCGCCCTTGCCGCGCACCGTGACCAGCGCGAGTCCGAGTTTATAGCGCATCTCGGAGATCGACCGCTCGCTGCGCTTCATCTCCAGCGCGATGGCCAGGTTCGACAGCGCGGGTGCTTGGCTGGACAGTTCCTTGACGCGCTCGACATCAGCGGCCGTCCAGACCTGCCGCTTCTTGTACGGATTCCTCTCGACTCTCACAGTGTCTTCTCCTTGAGCTTCGCCTGAATAGCCGCAACCATGCGCCACATCGCTGCTAGGGCTTCGTTACTCATGCGGGCACCAGAGCACAAAAAGGATCAGCGCCACAGCCAGCGCACCGCCTAGCCAGGTGTCATTCGGTTGCATTGGCCTCGCCTTTCTCTGCGCGGGATGCGATGAGTTCAGAGACAACCCCGCGCTGCATAAATCTCCATCGCGAAGATGCTACCTCTCCCAATTCCATCTTTTCGGACTGCTCGTCCCATTCTTTAGCGCTCACCGGAGCCATCAGACGCTCTACCTTCTCCGGAACACCTTGAAAGCGCCCTCCGCGTCAGAGTCGCAAAGCTCTAGGGTGGCACCTGTATTGTCGTAATCGTTCTCATTAAAGCGCAGCCAGGCAACGTAATTATCTTCGAGCATTCCATTATTCAATTCATCACGCGCCTTTTCCTCCGCTGCGATCTTTTCACGCCGAATATCGTATAGGCTTCTCTTGTTCTGCTGTGAGTTTGCCTGATTCATTTCGGCAAGTTGCGCTGCAATTTCGATGAGAGCCAAAGCCGAATAGACTTCGCCGGGTAGGACATTGTGCTCAAATCCTGTTTTCATCCGTCTGATCTCTGATGCGTTCATATTCTCTTCTCCTTGCCGCATACATCGCAGATTACGGTTGTTTTTACGCTCACATGATCCGGTCGATGCGATACTCAATAACGGCTTTGAGTGACCAGCATACTCCGGGGGTCTTTTTCCATAGTTCATATTCTCCAGCCGTCACCGGACCGCGCAGAGCAACCAGCAGGATACGAGCGGCGGCGGCCATCCCATCGCGCAAAATCGGCGACCATTCGCCACACTTGGGGCCATAGATGCAGACCAACATCTGATCTACCATGTCCCCATCCACCGGCTGCTCAGCTACGACCGGCTGCGCGACATTGCGCTTGGC